CTCATTCCACTAGCAGACCTCAGAAGTGCTGAAGTGTCTATCACGCATTCAGGTTTGGACATTAGATGTCCAGCATAGAAACAGTCCAATGCATCTCTTAACACTGGCAGGTCGAAACCCATTAGGTTATGTCCTAAGATTTTACCTCCCTGAATGACATGCTTTTCAAGATGCTCACCTAAAGTCTTGGGATGAAGAGAGTGCCAAGTAGCGTCTTTCATATTGATATGTTCCTTAGAGAAGACGTGGCTTTGTTCACCATCCCATGTACATACTACCGTTGGCTCGAACAAATGGGTGTTACTCCAACCTCCTATTTGCCAGGAATAATTGGCAGTCTCAATGTCTAGTGCCATCATGTTAGTCAATTCTCATCACTCCATCTTATGTAAGGAACACCAGACACCTTGGTCTCTTTGAATGAGGCTCGTATGTCGTTGTAATGCTTGTATACTACTGGCTGGCTGCGGTCCATTAAACGACCGTAGGCTTTGATGAGGTCCTTCTTTAGGAACCAACCATCTCCACGGTGGTCTCCTAGGTCGTATGTTTTGCACGCTGTTAATGATTTTTGCCATGCTTCCACCTTCGCTAGTTTCGCTGCCTTGGTAGCACCGAGTTCGAGGTCACTTTCTAACCATATTATCAGACGTTCGTATACATCGTATAGTATTTCCATGGACATGTCAATATGGTCACCGTTTATCACCCACGATTCGGAAGGGTCATACGTACCATTGTTACGTTGTTCGTTCTTTTCTATTAGAAGAAGGTGAGTCGCTAGGATATTTAGGTAGTTCTCAATGTTCGGCATGAAGGAGAGGACTACGTCGCTTAGTTTTGCATCCATACCCGTAACTAGGTGGTAGAACTCTTCTACTGCTGCATCTACAGCAGGGTCGAAGTCTCTACTCTTGTTGAACATTGACAAAGCAGCATTACGAACAATCCTTTCACGTTCCTGCCGTTCTTCTTTTACAGTTTTATCGAGTTCTTCCCACATTTTAGCATCAATGCTAGAGCATGCAATGAGATGTTCTCTGACTAATGCCTGAATCTCTATGAAGTGTACTGCTAGGGTCTCAGGTGTCATGACATCTTCCATTTTATCTTCCCATAGGCCTCTCATTCTACGCTTTGATACTCGCATACGCATATCATTGTCCCATGGTGCGTAGAGTAGGAGGACCCGTTGGAAAAGCCCCTTAGTTAGAACGTATTCTTTGACTCCCGCTGGAGGGTAGGTCGTTATCCAGAAGGACACTCGAGACTCAGTCTCTATCTTGCCATCTTTCATGTGCTTGGTGAGTGTGTTACTTTGACTACCGATGGGGTTCATGGCTTGTTGGAGGTAAAGTATAACCTCTTGGAAGAACTGCTTTGGACTAGGCTGTAGGAGGATACTACCCTCATCGAAGTTTAGTAATTTATTTCCATTCAATAGACCTGGGACCTCCTCGCTATAGTAGTTACCATCCTCGTCCTTATGAGTCTTGAAAGAACCAATGAGTCCAGCATCTGTGCCAGAAGTGAAGATATCAGCATCAATACCTGCGAGGTTTGCCACCTCACCGATGAACTCCCATGCTATGGATTTACCAGAACGTGTAGGTTGAATCCAGAACACATGAAATCTCGGGTCTAGGTAGGATGCCCAGACAGGTATCCTGATGTAGTCTGCTACTGCCTGACCTTGTAGAAAGAAGAAGGACAGTAGTGCAGGGACCTCGTTATAGAATGAGGTTTTTCTAAACCTGTCCACGTATTGTCTCAGTATAGGGTACTTCTGTACGGCTGTGTAATCTTCCCAGGTTCTTACCATGACCTCCCCAAATCGAGACGGCCTATAAAATAACCTATATTGTCAGAAAGGAATAATGCAATAATATCAAGAAGAACGACGTTCAATCAGCACAGGATATTCACTCCTGAGTGCTTCCATAACTCTACCTCGGAGTACCTTACCCATTCTCTTGACGTCCTTCAAGCACTCACCACACGCTGCCTCCTCGATGCTGCCACAAGCGGTGAGAATGTTGTCTACCATTTCGTCACCGATGCCAGGGATGACCCTCAACATGTCCACCCTCACATCATTACTAGAGACTCTGCGTACAGCCTGAGCACCGTGCCTGCTCGCCCCCTTGTACGTCTTCTCATGTAGACCTACAATGAAGTGTGAGGCTTCCATTATGTTGGGTGCTCGGTACACTAGGCAACCGAAATCGGCTGCAATTCTAGCCATTCCACCTGCTATCTGCTTTGTTGCAGCGCTAAAGTTGGTGGAGCCACCGCGAAGTTTCACTTGTTTAACATAATCTCCTACCTCACCCCATACAACTATACCAAACTGGGGAGCATTGGCATCGAGGTTGTCGAGTTGTCGCATGAGATGGCCAGTTCGTAACGATTCCAAGAAATCGGATACTGTCTTTGCTTCTAAATGCCATTGCCCACAGAGATAATCACCAATCACAAGAGCCTCTCGACTAATGCCGATGGCTGGCTTCTTCTTCATGGCTCTGCGTAATACTGCCTTGGGTAGAGGCCCTCGTTCATTGCTGTCAATAATAAGAGACTTCATAGTGACCCCGTCCCGTCCCATAATTGGCACCGACCGAGGCATAGCCCACCTGATTCCAAGGAAGCACAGTGTTGGTGGTACCCACCATTCACAATGGTAGTCACATGATAGCGTGTGACTCCCTCATCGTAGTCAGCCCATTGTAGAGTGTGAATGTAATTAGCGATGAGTTCAGCATGCCCACTTCTTGACTCTTGAGTCGTTCTTTCCACTGGTAGGAAGTTTCGCAACCTAGATGCGAGATAAATGACTAGAGACTTACGAGCATCGTGTGGAGGGTTACTCCCTATTTGACATGCTGCTTCCACTAGACAAGGTAGAATCTTAATGCCGTTCATTTCTACAGTGTCGAACTCCAATGCAGGGCCGGACGCGTTGAAGCGTGTCTTTTTGACATGTTCTATAGGAAGGTCCACTCCATTGGTACCGTACACGAACTGTCCTCGTCGATGACGTTCGGCTCTTTCACAAATCTCATCCCAGGTCCACTCCAGTAGTTCGTCACTTTTGAGTGGGATACTCCAACGACCAACGTGTTGCTTGGCATTATATGAGTTGGGGATTCGTATGAGTCGAGCCACATCGAAGGGAACTGTGGGGTCCATACAAGACAAGCCCAAGGAAGCCTTCCAGTCATTGATTACCTTCCGACCGGCAGCCTTGATGAGGGAGACTTCACTACCTGTAGATGGTCTGTGGGTTTTGGATAGTTTAATCCAGATGTGAAAACCGTTGCCACTAAACCAGATAGCATGATGCATGTCTTTGTCCATCAGCATCTGGTGCACTCTTCTGACCTGTTCTAGGACTTTATCACCTGCTACATCAATGACAATACCCCCCTTCCTAGCCTTCTTATCAAAGTCTAAGACGAAGTGACGAACGATGGCTGTGTTGTATTCCCCCCTCTTACCGTTGGGTTTTACTGCACGGAAGCCATACACACTAGTGTAAGCGCACTGGCTGTTCCTTAGTGAGCCCCAGTATGACTCGAGTTCCTCAGGTGTGTGGACCACTTTACGAAACAGACCAGCCTCACGGGGGAAGTCGAAGTCGATGATATTCATTCGATATCACCCCACTTGAACTCAATGAGTGCTTCCCGGCACTTCTCGTATACCATTAGGATAGTTTCAGGACTCATATACTCTGATGGTATACAGATGTCTAGGTACTTGTCGATGGGGATAGGGTCTACAACACTTCCTTTAGGAACATTGCCAAAGTGGATGTAAACGTCTTCACTCTTACTCTCTACCCTTAATGCCTCTTGCATGAGGAGTCTGTAAGCCTCTAGACGCGCATCTTCATGGAGTATCTCAAAGTCTATTGCCTGTCCCTCCCTCTCTATCCATTCTGTCATACTATCACACTTTGTATTTGGGACAGAGGTCCATGTAATCGCAATAGGAACATTTGAACTCGTCCTTTGTGATTGGGAAGTCTTGTGTTAGGTACATCTTGAGGAGTTTCGTTAGCGCAGTCTGCATGGCCCGTTCACTAACCTTCTTCACAGGCTCGTAGTCCAACCGGTCAGCAGAACTGTAGCGCCACCCCCAATGGGTGACCATCCTGTCATTCAGTCCTACTGCTTCCAACTCTTCAGGGGTAGAGAGTTCAATGAGCATCTTGTAGTATGCCATTTCCATTCTCATAGCAGACAGTTTTCTAGGGTGCCACTTACCTGTCTTTAATTCCATTATGGATAGACCACCTTGACCCTCTTGGAATACCCTGTCAATGATACCAACTAGTTGCACCTTTACTTCCTTTTCATCTATGACGAAGGTAGCATTTGGTGATAGTTTCACCTCGTTTGCAATAGGTAGGAACTCGTCGGGCTGGGTGTGCATTAACCGCATCACCTCATTCCTCAACAACCAAGTGACGTTGTGGTCATAGTCACGCTCATAGAATGGTTCATCTTGAGATGTAGGTCTACGCATGGAGATGATTTCTTCTCTGCTTGGAATCCATTCCTTGAAGGCATCCATCACTAACCTGTCCTTACCAGCAACGGCTGCATCTTTCAAGACCTCTATGCTTTCGGCTTCAGCGTTATTGTAGAACGATTCCATAGTCTGATGTACGTCGTCCCCTACTACCAAGTAGGAGTGGGGTACCTGAGGTACCACGTTATTCTTGGACAACCAGAGTTGTTTTGGACACCACTTACTACTAGTCAGTGTAGACTTACTCACGCGTATTACAATGCCATCACTACCCATCTCTGGAGTCCAGGCATAGGACGACTCATCTTCGTACACTAGAGGTAGACTCATCATCAAACCTCTAGTTGTATTAGTTTCTCGAGGTAGACAACTAAATCCATTGCTTCCTCTTGGGCATGGATGAGCCACTCCTGACGAGTTAGGTTCTCGTCAGCCATGCTGACTCCGTATTTGTCCAAACCCACCTGGGCTCGTTGCAGTACCTTAGCAGCCACTGAGTCCTCAATTGCACTCACTGAACTCCCTCAGGGTGGTCTGCCTAGTGTTCTTCTTCGTTACTTTTTCATCATTTTCTTTCATTTTATCACCACCACCCATATGCCTTGGGACTCGGAGCACCAAGTGCTCGGTCGAGGTCCCACGATAGGGTAGAATAGACACTGTCCAATTTGGTCTTTAGCATTTTCTTAAGAATCACTGCGGTATCAAGGGTAAAACCTTCCAAATCACTAGGTTCCCGATAGGCTATGGTGCCGGGTTGTTCCACGATGTAGGTCCAAGGAACTGAGTCACCTTTACCGAACTTTTCAATGTGATTCTCGTTGTAGGCATTGGCTGCTTTGGAAGCCCCTCCTAGTACCTTGTAGTCCTTGAGATGCATACCGAGACGAGTCTTCATCGAGACGTCGTGGAGTGGGATGTCACCGTTCCTAATGCTCATGGCTAGAGGGTGTACGAACTTTTCGACATCAGTTTCACTAGCCCCATTGCATACCAACTCGAAAACGCCGTGCTGTACTTTCTTGGAGATGGGTGCAGTGTTGGATGCTTTCATTCCGAACCCAGCGACTTTGAGTTTGCCCGCATCTTCTTCAGGCCATCCCACTCTACCAACATAGCGATTCTTCTTGGTTAGTAACCAGTAAGGCATCCACACTTCGAGTTCTGCGAAGAGCATCTTGTTACCAGTGTCACCTTGTACTGCTGTAGTGATACGTTCTGCTAAGGCGTGTGCTTCTTCCACTGTTGGAACTTTGACGAATGCGGAATCGGTATGACCGTATAGGCACTCGAATCCATAGGTGGTAGCCACACTATCTAGGAGTTTGATACACCTTCTACCCTCCTGGGTAATGGTGTGTGCTATATCAGCATCAGCCCAACCATACCCTATGTGTGCCGTCATTCCATAGAGGGATGCCATGACACGTTTGATTGCCATTTGAGTGGTGTTCCAAGCAGCCCTTTCTTCTGGACTCTTGGCATCGTGCATGTGCTGCTTGCACTCAGCACGATAATCGAATAGATATTCTACAACAGAGGGGAGCAGTCCTTGTTCTGTCTGGTCCCAGTAGGAACCGTTCTCTAATTGGATGATGTTCTCACCGGGACCGTCTCTCTTGGTCTCGTAGGATAGGTTGTTGCCTAGGATGATGGAGGGGTATAGTCCCTTGAAGTCTAACACTGCTACATTTTCATGAAGACCAGTGACACAGTTGAGACCGACTTCGGCTCCCTTCAGTTTTTCAATCTCTCCTGCTTTGAAGCGAGTGGGGGCCTTCTTGTGCGTTCTTCTGGATAAGAGACCTCGTGCAAAGTTAGTTACATTGCACGCTGAGGGTAAAGTTACACCACAGAGTCGGACCATCTGTATGTAGAAGTCAGTCACGTTCCGTGACTCGTCGATGCCCTTGAGTAGATGGGTGTCAAGCAGACAGTAGTCTACGAAGTCTCCCCAGTACTCGTACCACCCATTGTGGACGTCCATTCCCTCTATTTCCTCAGTGAGTTTGGACCCCAGACCTACAGTCTCAGCGATGTCATTCAGTTTGAGTGAGGGTAGTTGTCCACCACCACTGTCCTTCCAGACTCGCTCGAACCCAGTCCCACTGCTAGCCTGCGCTGCTGTGTCGAACTGCCATCTACCCACAATAGGTTGGTCTGTGGGGTCGTAACGGTCCTTGCCCCGTTTGATTCTGCGTATCTGTCCCACTGGACTGAGCCTCTGTGGGTTTGGTATCCTATCTAATAGGTGAGGGATATCGAAGAAGGTTCCTGCGTGTGCTATCATCATGTCAGGGTCACGCTCCTGTAAGAATGCCACAAAGGCCTCATGGAGTTGTGACTCGTTACGATAGAGCCTTAGTTCGTAGTCCACATCGCGCACTTGTCGCTTGTAGGCCCCGGTACTATCGTAAGAGCAGTTAGTGCGCTCATCTGCCCAAGCAAATACCACTGGAGTATCAAGGTCACTGTCTATCACAGCGATGACTGTAGTAAATGGGTCATCGCCAGTATCACACTCTATGTCGAACCACCACTTGCGTGGCTTCCAGTCTGGCATCTCATGGACATTGTCGATGAGCCACCTATCTGTGAACCTGATATCACCTTCGTAAGTCTTGTCGAATTCCTGTCTCATGCTGATGATGTCGAAGGGTGACTCGGCTTCCACTTTAATGAGTGGAGTGCCGTCCAGGCCCACTGCGGTTTCGTCTGTGATATGAGTGCCAGGATATCTGATTGTTAACCTGCGTTGTCTGTACTCCCCTACGTTCGCTGGTATCCAGAAGTAATGTTTGAAACCCTTTACTGTGCCCTCAACAAGACGTCCTTCACTGTCCCTGTAACGTGTATAGATGATAGGAGTATCACCATCCTCATAGTAGTCCTCCACTATCATTACAACCACCCATAGCCATCTTTTGACTTGTCCTTATGTTTCCATGTACCATTTAAGTTATTCATCAAAAAATGAGAGCATGACAGAACAACTCTATCTTTCTCGCATACAAAGGTTGCCATACTTCCACCATCTCTCACAAAAGTCATCCTTTTTCCACACCTTGGACATGGTGGTGTTTTATGTTTCACTCAGAGCACCCCTCGCATCTGATTGGGAATATCTCTCTACTGCATAGAGGGCATACTGGTTTCCCATTGAATCTTATAGTATCGTCAGGGCCTTGCCAGCCACACAAGCATTGAACTATTTTCATATTACTCACCCCTCTTGTCCATCACTAGGAGAAGATGGTCCTTCTCGGTGTGGCGGAATATTGCAACGAAATCATGGGCGGTGTAAAGTTCTGCGGTTCCAGTAGGGATGGTTTGCAATGCTTCCGGTAGCCAGGCTCCGAACGAGGTGGTGCATGATTCAGGGGGCCCGTCACAGTCTTCTATATCTATACCTATACTCATCTCAGCGCCCCCTTTATGTCCCACATTGAGCGTCCAGAGTGACTCTTCAGTATCGAACTCAGCGTTAATTGGAGCGTCTTTACCAACCACCTTTTCGATGGTCTTTGTTTGGAACAAGTCTTGCACCTTGACCTTACCGTAGCAAGTCAGTGCTTGTCCAGCCCATGACTTCCAGTGGTTGCTCTCAGCCTCACTCACTAAAGCCATGGCTTTCTTCACACTCTTGTGGGAGCGTACATAATCCGTAGTTGGGAGGGTGAGTCGAGTCTTACCTGAGATGAGTCTCAGAGGGACATTCTTCGGTTGCCAGAGGGTCACCAAAGCGTCCTTCGGTAGGGTCTTGATGAACGTCAGGACCTTGGGGAGGTCGGCTATCACTATCTCGCCAGAGTCCTCAACGTTTGCACTCACTCTATTATGCAGCATGTGGGTGGGTAGAGCCACCGCTCCCGACAGGGACATCTGCCCTGCATTGAGTCGTAGGTCCCCCACACCTGGTCCGAATCCTGTCAAGAATGATGTGAGAGCAGCCTTCCCAAGATTCACTCGGGTGATACTGCTCCCTCCTTAGAGCAGTTGGCCGATTTTGTATATATCATCTTTTCGGTCCTGATGGATAGCCTCTAGTTCGCACTCACATTGTTCTGCACGGAAGTCCTTTCCATGTAGGGTCCTAGTAACCATCATGAGGATTCCCGTATCATCGCACCACTTGCAAGCCATCACTTACCACCCCTGAGTTCTGGTAGACCATGCCACTTTAGTGGCTTATCTGTGTGTGTAGTCATGACCAGTCTGGTTTTATCCAGAAGAGCAGCGCGGGTCTTGGCCTTGGAGAAGGTCGCTTCATAGCGAGTTTCCCCTGTTGCACGCCCATCACCATCACGGACTTGTGTCTTGTCCATTTCGATGATGGTATAGAGGTAATTCGCCATCTGCTTTTCCCATCTAGGTGTCTTCTGCCCTGTTAGGGAACCGTCTGCTTTCTGCTCGTACTTCCAGTGTGTCTCGTAGAACACATTGACTCCAAGACGGGTGAGTTCCCGACATAGGGATGTTAGTTGGTGAAAACGTGTGCTGCGTATCTGCCAGTTGAACCTCATGCCCACCTTCTCATGGGGACTAATCTTGGCTCCAATACCGTCTGGTGCTGTCCCGAGGTCTTCGATGAACATACAGGCCATGGAGACAGAGTCCCATAGGTCCACAGCAGTTACTAGGACCGTGTTTAGACGCTTCCCTTCGTATCCGGGCTCTAGTTGGTCCTTAGCCCAAGAGAGAGCCCTTCTACCTATGTCCATGACCTTGTCGTGGGTTGAGGGGTAGTCGTAAGCCGTTCTGGCTTCATCTTGCATCACCCAGGGGTTCACGCACTTGAACTCGTCACGCCTGTCTGAGTAGAAGGCGTCACGGAGTGCTGCACCCCCACCATCGAAGTCGATGATGAGGCAGCATTCCCCTTTCGAGATGCTGTCCAGTATAATGGCCGTCTTCCCAGTGCCGTCGTCACCTACTACCCCACCGAACTCGCCGGTTATGGGTGCTACTTCCTCAGCGAACCATTCTTCACCAGAACGCTTTGCTGTCACTGGTGTGGCTTGTTGCTGAGCAGGGTGCGGGGGGTGTCTATCCTTCTTGAGGTCCGTTTTCCACTTTTGTGCGGTTTTTTCGACATTGGACATTTCATTCTCTTTTTCCTTGAGAGCCTTGAACCCACTCATTCTGACCCACCCCCGAACTGACTTAGAGATGCCTCTCCTCCCTCACCGGCTGGTATAGCCAGTCGTGGGGGCACATAGATACCTGTAGCCTTAATGTTCGGTACTTCGCCTTCTTCAGTGGCTCTAATACCAAGCCTACCAAAGATGTACACTGTAGATTTGATTGCATATGGCTTCCAACCGTCACGCCCTTTGTAGTCGAACGCGTGGTTGACATCACCTAGGTAACCGTGTACTCGTATAGAAACTTCTCGACGCCACATGTCATTGGCGTGTTCTCTCTGTAGTTGGAAGGATGACACTCTCATGGTGAAGTCTTTACCCCAAGGGTCGTATTCAGTTTCGTAACCAGTCTGGTTGATGTCTGTTACTTTCCCTTTGATACAGACAAGGGGGCCGATTGGGTTGTCAAATCCTGGTATCTTCTCAGAACCGTTCTGATAAACTTCCATTAACTCAGTGAGGTCGGAAACGTAGCAGTCCATTCCGCTCATCAGTATCTCACCCCTCAAATAATCCCTATCTTCCTTGTCGACGAACCCGTCTGTGTAGACAATGTTGGCGAAAAAGTTGTTAGCGGCCCTGTAGGAGTCTTCCCAGCCAGGACTGATAGTCGCTGGTTGTGGTCTGACCTTTATCTTACAGGCCTTACCGAACTCAACAGGGTGTGACACACTGTCTTCAGAGGAACCACCAACGTCTATACGTAGGAGATTAATCTCTTCAGCGAACCTCTCTTGGGTGTTCCCATAGAATCTGTATGTCCTACTGAACATAGAGGGAGCGATTGGCTCTCCATGTCGGGCCCACTCTGGGTTGTTTTGTAGCAGACATAGAGTCATACCACTGTCTCTCACAAGGAACCAAGGGTCTTCACCATCGACGAACCTTTCTTGTGTGGAGGCCACTATACCATTCGCTTTTTCAAGCATCCAGACACCAGTCTCGACGAAAGCACGTGCGACTACACCGTCATTGATAGCCTTACTTAGGTCTGCTCTGGATTGTTGGAGGGACTGTTCTCTGACTTTCTCACGCTTATCCCTAACTTTAGGCTCTACAGCAACGAAGCAACCCACCATTTCAATGGTGCTGGCTCCAGGAGTCTGCATTACTCTACGTTCTACGACAAAGGTCTCCGCGGCGTCGACGAGGAAATCTTCATCCTCTTCGTTCGGATTGACGATACCTAGGTGTTCCTCTATGTATTCAAGAAACTGTTTCTCTGCGTCATCATCCGATATACTATGCTGCTCGGCATACCAATGCAATCTTTCTTTTACTTCTTCTGGTAGTTTTTTTTCATTATTCATTTTTCTTCTTCCTCTCCCAAAGGGAAGAGAGGCTACCCACAAACCAGTCAATGAACCCCTCTCGATTGAGGGGCCACTGGTGTGCGGCCAACACTGCATCTCCCCAGATGCGGGAATAGTGATGGAACCGGGTGGGTTCCATATCAAGTTGTCGTATTTTATCGTGCAACCTGTTTAGTATAGCGAGATTTGAGGTGCTCTCTAAGGCCATTAACTCTCTTCTGAGCGCCTCCCAATCTCCCCCGATGAGTGACAGGGCGGGTTCTGAGTAGGACCTCGCTTGTTCCCCGGACATGGCTTTGAGTTCCTCGAAGTCCTTTGCAGCCTCCACGGCCATACCTATCTTCCTGAGGTCTCCATGGTAAGCAGAGGTTATGGACACACACATCCCCTCACTGACATCGTAGGGGAGGAACTCGGCTACCTCTGCTGGGTTGTAGGGTCTGAACCTGAGAGTGTGACAACGGGACCGGATGGCGGGGATGATGTTCGCTTCCTCGTTTGCTGTTAGTATGAACAGAGCATGTCCAGTCTCTATGATACGTCGTAAGGCGTCCTGAGCCTGTCTAGTAAGTCCATCTGCCTCATCGAGTAAAATAATAGTACGGTCTGCATAACCCCTTTGTGTGGCTACTTGCTTCACGCGTGTACGTATGAAATCTATACCACGCTCATCTGAGGCGTTGAATTCATGAAGGTCTGCGTTTAGGTCTTTGGCTACTGCGTGTGCTGTAGTAGTTTTCCCCGTACCAGGGGGCCCTACGAGAAGTAAATCTAGCATGTCACCGTTAGCCAACATGGTCTTGACGTTCACCAAGGGATGAGTTTTGTCATGTACCATCTCTTCTAATCGCATGGAAGTCGACATGGGATAAACCAGGACTATAAACATTCGCAATATTCTTGCTTTCTTGTGTTCTTCTTTCAACGATAATCTAGGTCTTCGATTACTGATACCATCTCAAGATGAGCCATTTTACGGGCAGAGGTGGCAGACATTGTCGTGAGTAGACTCTGTAGATTATCTCTATCTTTCACAGCGTCCCAAACGGGTTCTAAAAGGCCAATTACCTTCCTAATCTGACTAACATCTCTAAGGACTCGGCCATTCACTCCCTTGGTGGTCAACCACATATTCAATTGAGGTTCATCATTCATACAAGTGTACAGTTTTCTATGAATGGTATAGCCAAGTTTCGTCTTAGGAGCGAAGTGTACACTAGCCTGGAACCTCGCATCTCGTGCGAGCCACGCTAGGAAGAAATCATCGTGTCTGTCCATGTCCATCAATCATCCAGAGGTCGCCGTATTGCATCACATCACTCATGCCTTTGTTTGTTGTAAGTGAAACTAGGTATGCCCCCTCTACTTTACCCTTCACACAACGTAGTGCGTGGAAGGAGCCCACTAGAGGTGGTTCCAATTCTGACCAGACGTGCCGTCTGCACGCTTCCTTTAGTATGATGTTGTCAGGGACACTGCTTTTCTTGATATTAGCATAGCCGACATGGATGGGGTCAAATCCATCCATGGCTTCTATACGCATGGATGCCCACTCCCCATCAGATTTGGTCTTCGCTTGGGTGATGAGTAGAGGTAGTTCGTATATCCTACGAGGGAGAATGAAACCTCCTTTGTGCTGACTGTGGATGTGAGGTCGGACTTCATCTAGTAACCTAAGGACTTCGTCTTCTTCCAAAGATTCACAGAGTTGTCGTAGGTGTTGCGAATCCTTAACTTTCTTGGGAGCCACTGCCCTAAGTGAGTATGCACCCAACCATATATTAGGCTCGTCTTCTGTGTAAAGCCATTCTAACACATCTCCATCTTGAGTCACTAGAGCGACACAGTCTCCATCGTAAGTGATGTTGGCTTTCCACTCCTTGTAGTGACTGTCCACCATCTCCCCTTGACTATCGTAGAGGAAAATCTCTCCTTCTACCTTGTGCGCGTAGTATCTAGGACCACTCATTTTCTCGTAGTAGGTGTCCTCGAATGGGACGCTCCAATAACGCCATGCTGCAAACGATGGAGCCTTGAAAGGATGTCCTGGTTCTATAGCAAAACTAGATGAGAGTTCCCCCTTGATAGCCTTCTCGAGTACAGTAGGGAGGCTTTCTACTGCCAGAGCGCTAGTTAGTCTCTCTGGTTCGTACTTCCCACTCCCATGGGCGACTGCTCTAAGGAGTCGCTTTCGTGGTATCATGGGAGCCTCTCCTAATGCTCTTCTCCAAATAACCTCTGCCGATATCTTGTCCATCCTCTGCATGACTGTGAGAATGTCCACTCCTTCTTTGATTGATTCTACTGCGGATAACGCCTCTGGTATACTCATGTTGACATCACACTCATCTGGTGATTCAGACACTAAACTAGGGACTAGTGGAGTGCCCTCTATGAGAGCAAACTCCTCAGGGAAGATGCCATAACTCCGGTGAACTGCACTCATCACGTGCGTGGGTTTTAGGAGTGCGCGTCCGTATAACAGAGTGCAAAACTCGACGAGTGAGTCCTCGCGTGCGCATAGAAACTCATACAGGAGTTTCTCCTGTGCGCCCGCGTTGCCTTGGGCTGTCTTGACAGCAGCAACTACATTCGCTGCTTCATCCAACCTCATGAGTTGACCACAATGGGACTGGTCTATCAAGTTCTTGGTAGGACTTCATAGACAATACCCCTACCTGTGCGCCGATTAGCAGTTAGCCATTCGGGTGAGTTATCCGCTACAGTTTTGTACACATTAGAACCTATAATAGAATGTCCTCCTAGGCCTTTACGTATGTCCTTAGCCATATATTGTCCAGGGCCTTGCGATTCCAACCATTGAAGTATCTTCTCAGCGAGTTCTTCTCTACTAGGTTCACTACCTTTATTTCGTTCCATGTACTCTGGTGTTAACTCCCATACCATTACTTTGTAACGACCACCACAGGCTGTATTGGCTGAATTAGTATGACCAACACATAGTATGTCTTTGTCCTTGGATAGAACGTTGCCCAACTGTTGCATGGTTACTCCCCACTTCATGGTGTCATTCAGGTGTTCACCTAGTGTAATTGTAGATGTCTCACCACGTTCCATTAGGTATCTCTTAATTCGTTCACGTACTCTTACTGTTCTCATTCTTCTTCCTCCTCCAACGTAGCCGCCTGTATCAGGATACAGAAGGTCCCTCGCATATGGGGGGGTATGCTATGTCCTTGAAAGGTTGTCCCTAGATGTTGAGCATTAAGTTGCTCTAAGAAACCAGAGTCTACACTCTCAACTATTTGTTCGGGGTCCATTACTCTTGCAATCCATGTTGCTCCGTCTTCATCTACAAAGGACCATGTATAGAAATTAACTTCTCCAGCGACTAGATAATAGTCGTCAGGAGTAAGGTAAACTGGTTTGCCACACTCACACAAAACAGTGACAACCCAACGGTCATAACTTTGCTTGTTTCCTTCATCATCCACGTAGTTAGTGTCACCTTTAACTTCCCATACCGCTCTCCCGAGATTCATGTTTACAACGAGATGCTCATTACACTCTGGACATGTCCAAGATTCTGCTGTTTTCTGCATCATCTCGGCTGCTGCTTGTGGGTCGTCTGGAATCACTGTGACGTGTTCTTCATCTAAGTCCCAGTTCAGTTTATTAAGTACTATTTTCACTCTCTCGGCTGGTTCTGCTGCCCTCTCAGTTCTAGAGAGGAGAGCGAGAGTGCTCTCACCAATTCGGCGAAAAGCCATCTCACCTTCCATCCAATCTTGGTTTATTTCCAGACCGTCCAGTATCTTTTTAGTCCAACTGATATCTGTTTCTTTTGGCTCCCATTCCATTATTGCCAACCCCTCTTCATCTCTGAGAATAAATTACAAGGTTTACATGGAGCATAGACGTGTGTCTCAGTGTGTAGTCCTAGTGTTTCTGGTGGGTAAATTTCCCTGCATTCAGAACACCTGAATTGTGGTGGCCAAAACCAATCATTTTCATACAAGTAGTGAAAACTCTCTATGAGAATAGGTTTCCCATTGAGAATAATTTCATTATCGTCAGGTAGAACCCAGTCTTCGTTTATTGTATTAGCATTTAACATCATTCTTCACCCTCCCCTATGATATCGGTGATAAGGTCATCGTTCATCATGATAGGCGCATTCCATTTCCCGTCGACTTCGCTAATGGCCCAAGCCCCACATCTGGCACATACTATGTGCCAATGGAATACTTTTCTCAGACTGCTTACCACAGACTGTAAATCCCATGTGTGGTCATGTACCTCACATTCAAGCAGGCCCTTGAGACCCGTTTTACTTTTTTCAAGTTCTTGTGCTTTCCGTATTAGGTTTTTTGTTTTTACTTCTATCTCATTTAATTTTTCGGTTATATCCATTTTTCTTCCTCCTTTTATACGCTGCTTTCGCTTTGTAATATTCACCCCACGTCATCATATTGTTATCCTCCCTTCTAAGAGGGAATCTGCGACAGCACGAGCGACTTTCATCTTGTCGGTCTCTGTGCCATCTAACGCAGCCGTTACGAGGGCTGCCTTCTCGCTCACTACCTTATCGAAGTGAGTGTCCACAGTGTTCGTGGCACTGAGGACTACTTTGTGGCAGACGGAACTCTCTTGTGTTAGTCTCCTAACACGAGCAGCCGCCTGCTTTTCGTGTGCTGGCACCCACTGTCTTTCCACGAACAGTGTTGTGTCAGCCTTGTCTAAATTGACTCCTTCCATCATAGCCAACGTGCTGCAAACCAGAAATGGTACTTTGCCGGCTTGGAACTCGTCGATGTACTCCTGTCTCTTTGAGTCGGGTGTGGACCCGTCTATACTTCTAGAACCAGTGTGCTTCAGGATTTCTGACACTCCGCTCACTACATCCTTGTGGTGGGCGAAGATGACCAGAGGCTTCTGTGCAGTCTCCTGATAGTCAAGAGCCCATGTCGTCGCTGGGTGTATCTTCTCTAACCCAGCAGCATGCCTTAGTTCGGTCAGCATGTTGAGCAACAAACCAGGTGGTATGCTACCAGAGCCTGTGGTTCTGTAGTACTCTAGTTGGTCCATCAAGGTGTTGTAGGCGGTGTCATAGGCGCCCCTTCCAATGTCGACCTCAATGATGCTCTCTAGTAGGTCAGGCATCTGTTCACTCAATCTT